GGTCTTCTGCTTTCGGGTTTGCACCCTGGGAGCGTACATTTTGTACACCACCACGAAAAGGTGAGTTTTATGCCATCGACGTATGAAAAGGACGATAGAGTCCGAACAAGCACGACAAACATTGTTTCTCGTGATGCTTTAGGCTCTTCGTCTTCTTTTTCGACGGTAGCATATAATGGTACGAATCGCGAACGCGTTACGTCCCGGTCTTGGACAAATACCCCGAATTATCGGACTTTGAAAAAGAACGGCTCACCGCTGCCAGTGAATAACTTCACCTACTACACACATTCTTGTAGTGGAGGAGGAGGAGTGGCGACTAGACTATTCTTGTATCCTAACGGTTCTTCCGTTACGAAAGAGTTTATCTGGTCGCCCACTGGATGGGCCTATGTTAATCCCGCTTTTACCAACACATCGTTAGATGCAAAGGCAAAGTTGCGAGCGTTAACTAAAGCCAAGGGATCTGAATGGGACGCCCCTCTATTCATCAAGGAATTACCGGAAACGGTATCCATGGTTGCGAATGGAGCACGACGCATAGTTCTTATGTCTCGTGCCCTTAAGCAAGGTAGAGTGGGAGAGTTCATTCAGTTAGCTCATTCTAGCATCCATAAAGAATCCTTTATGGGTAGCCGCACCGTGCGTCGGTTCAATCGCTCCTTCGGGAGAGATCCGAAAGGCGCATATGCGAACTACTGGCTAGAATGGTCGTTCGGCTGGTCACCGTTCACGAAAGACGTATATGATGCAGTGGAGACACTGCAGGATATGCTCGACATTCCGGAGGCAACCTTCGGAAGAGTCCGTGGAACCGCGTTTAAGAGCACAGTTACAACTAGCGAGATAAACATTGCGAACTTCGAAAGTCGTTCTTACAGTGTTTTCTGTGAGGAAACAGTGAAAACTGTTGACTCTGCTAGGTGTACTTGGACTTTTAAACCTGCACCTGCGTCTATCCCGGCGCGATTGGGCCTAACCAACCCAGCCAATTTAGTCTGGCAAGCTCTTCCACTCTCTTTCGTAGTGGATTGGTTCTTGCCGATCGGGGACTATCTTGGGGCGCTTGACACAAATCTACGTTTTACAACGCAGAGATGTTCCATAGGAAGGCGCCAGCAACGTGACACTATGGTTAGTAATTCCACAAGAAATATTAACCTTACGTCTGTTACTGGTTTCTCCTCTGTATGTAACTCGGTCGCTATCCAGAGACGCGCTATAGCTGGTCCTGTACCAGCTGCTAGCGAGTTTAGCTTTAGCTTCCCGACTTCCATAAGTCAAGCAACATCTGCAATAGCCTTGCTAAAGCAGAGACTGAAATGAGCTAGTTATTTAACCCTTTTAGGAGTATGGATTATGTCCGCTCAAGCCAACGTCGTCATTAATGACGGCAAAACGACACCAGTCGCTCACACCTTTGTTCCCAAAGGTGCGCGATCGGCAAATGGTAAGGATGTCGCCCTTTGGCGCGACCAAGCTAGTGGCGTCGCCGCTGGTTATCTTTCCCTGACTGAACAGCATTCTAAAACGAATGCAAATGGCATCGAGAAATTTCGATTTGTAATCGAAGTTCCTACGCTAGAACAAGCTGCCTCTGGCGGCTCGTTTGTGCCACCCCCGACACGCGCTTACGCAGCGATCGGGGTTGTAGAAGTCTGGGTGCACGAACGTGCCTCTGACGCTGAGTTGAAGGATATCGCCGCATATGTGAAGAATTTCACGGCTTTGCCGTACTTCACTAATGTGATTGTTAATCGTGAAGCAGCTTGGTAAACCAGCCCTCATGGGGCTGTCAGCCTTGCTGTCCTCGATTACAACTTACTTAACTGTTGCTTGGCCAGAAATGGCTGCTATCAGTAGAGTAGCGGAAATCCTGTTCTCACTATTCACTTGAGAGTAATCTCTATGGAATCGTTTGAACTAGAATTCTATTTCCTTCTTCTTAACTTATGAGGCTCCCTCGTGAAAAAAGATACCGGTGGCCGTGCCATCTTCCAGAAAGCCCAGTATTTAACTATACGGGATTTTCTGTGTGAGCTTGACTCTCCTCGTTCACTTGCCGTCTGGTTGTTGTTTTCTAGTAACGAGCATAAACAACTCGTTACGCTCACCATCGACCCCTTGAATTATGACGACCCTTCTGAATTTAGAAAAGACTATGCCGCAACTAAGTTGCTAAGCAAATGCTCTGATCTAAAGACAGGAATCGACACTAAACAAGTGGCCCTCGATGCTGCTCTGAAAGCAGAATCTCTATGTCGTGAAACCAATTTACGCCTAAAATCCGAACGATATCTTGGTGTGAACCAAGGACCTAATGCTAGAATATTTCATTCTGCGAGGGATACTATCGAACGGATACTAGGTACATGTCCGTCAACTCTTGATGAGTTTAAAGACGTGGGTTGGTCTCCGGGCCGTAGTTCATCTTGCTACGGTTTAGAGATTTCGAGCATACATAAGTATGTTGGACGATTAGACGTTACACCGTCAGCGTATGGGATGGCGCGCAACCTCCTAAACGCTTCACCTCTGTGGGCCCAAGCCGCGCTTGACGCGGATGGACCTTGCTCATTGCTCTTCGGAGCTTTCGAGTTTACTGAGGGGAATACAATGACGGTGGTTCCGAAAAACGCGAAGACTGATCGAACTATTTGCTACGAGCCTCATCTGAATATCAGATTGCAGCTCATGGTGGGTAGTTACCTCAAGTCCCGCTTGCTTAAAGCGGGTATAGACTTGAGTGATCAGTCCATCAACCAAAGACGTGCCCAATACGCTTCGCGTAAAGGGCATTTAGCCACACTCGACTTGAGTATGGCCTCGGACACTGTTTCGGTTGAATTAGTCAGGGAACTTCTGCCCCCTGATTGGTACAGCCTTTTGGATCGTTTACGATGCAAAGAAACAGTCTGGCCTGACGGTGTCTCTCGATGGAACCAAAAGTTCTCTTCGATGGGAAACGGCTTTACATTTGAATTAGAGAGCTTACTCTTCTATGCCATTTGTTCTGCTATATCCCCGTCAGGTGTCTCTGTCTACGGTGATGACATCATCCTACCGGCAGATCGTTATCTCCCAGCAGTGGAGGCTTTGGAAAATTCGGGTTTTATCCTGAATAGAACGAAGTCCTTCTCTACCGGTTGGTTTCGAGAGTCGTGTGGGATGGATGCTTTTCGCGGTCTCAATGTCACTCCTGTTTATATTCGTAACCTTCAGAAAGTTACGAATTGGTTCTTATTAATTCATAACCAGATAAGAGTATGGGTGTCGGGGTTTCCCCTCTACGCTTACTCTCGACTTCTGAGAAGAATTAGGAACCGCGTACCACATCACCTAGGCCCTCCCGGGCAAGGTGACGGTCATTACCATGTGAACGTCGATGAGGCAAAACCTATTCGACATCGCACGTGGGATGGCTGGCTATTCTACTCTGACATCAACATGTTTAGAGTGAATAGCATGTACGGCGATCGGGTTCACGGACATTACTCCGGTAAGTTCGCCATTGGAGCTCTTTGTGCTTCCATTGGACCTAAGCGACCAAGATCAGTATTTGATCTAGTCACCGATCGTAGACTCGTCGTGACAAAG